GGCCCGCGTCCAGGCGCCATTCGCCATGAACGTGCCGTCGATCGTGACCGCGGAGGTTACGCCGCCCTTGATCGAGGCGTCCACCCACGCGGGACCCTCCCAGCCGACGTTCGAGCCGGTGGACGGGTAGACCGCGATAAAGCAGCCGGTCGGCGAGTCAGCGAGGTCGAAGAGGATGTCGTCGAGGCGATCCCAGAACGCGGTGAACGTGCCGGACAGATCCTTGAGCCCGACGACGTACCGCTTGTTCGTGTCGCCGAGGCTGGTGGTCTCGACTTTGTCGGTCGCCATCGAGAGGTTGTACTCGGAGATGTTCCCGATCGCGACGTAGGCATCGCCCGCGTTGAGCTTCGCGGCAATGACGCCTTCTTTTCCGTGGGTGCCTGGATTGTTCGTTGGAGCCGCTGGAGCTGGCATGAGAACCCCCTGATGCTTTCCTGACTGTCAAAACGGATTAGGCGGTCGAGGTTGTGACAGTCAACCCCGCCCGCTCGACAATATCGACCAGCGCCGCGACCATCACGCGGCGCCGGAGAATCGCGATCGGAATGAACTTATTCGCCGGCGTCATCACGCCGGTACTCTTGTTGTTCTTTTTCCAGTGGCGTTCGCCGCGATTGCCGCCGGTCTCCCAGAGATAGGCGTGCTTCGCCGTCGCGAGCACCTTCGCCGAGACGCCGCCGACGACGTCGCTACTCAGCACGACCGAGACGTGCGATCGCAGATTGCCCGTCACACTCGGCATGGCGCCCTGAGCCTCGACCGCCATCTGTTCCGCCTGCGCCTGGACGATCACGGCCGCTTCGCGCTGGAGATCCGCCGGCAGCTTTTTCAGCGCCGCGCGGAGCTCGTCGAGCCCTTTGATCTCGAGCTTGGCGTTCATGGCACGTACGGCAGGCCCGCGCCGCCGTTGTATAAGGCCGTCCGCTCCGCAGGCGTCAGCAGCCGCTTCCAGAAGCCGACCTCATCGATCACGCCATCAAAGAAGTAGTTCCCATTCAAGGCGCCAATCGTCAGGGGATTGCTATTGATGCCAGGCACCGCGCCGCCCGTGGCCGAACTCGCGACCGTGCCGTTGTTGATTTGAATATTCACAGTGTCGGCCGCCGCGTCATGCCACCCGGCCACGAAGTACCACTCGCCGAGATTGAGGGTCGTGGCGCCGTACACCAGTACGATGGTGTGGAACAGGATGCGCTGGTCGTTCTGGATATAGAACTGATGCTCGATCTCTTTGTAGATCAACCCATTCGCCGCGCCTGGCAGCGACTCCAGTTTCAGCCAGAACGTCCAGGTGAAATCGATATCGCCGGTCTGTAACGCCGGCGTACTAGCGCAGAGGAGTTGTTGGGAACTACTGAACTCGAAATCGCACCCATTCCCGATCTTGCCGGCGGCCCCGACCGGATTGTTCGTCGGCGTGAGATGGTGAGCGCCCACGGCATCCAGGCGCGTGCCGGTCGTCTCGTCGAGCTTCCAATAAGACACGAGGTTGGCCGTCGGGAACGGCGGAGGAGGCACCCGCAATCGGTAATGCGCGAGGATCTCGGCGGGCGTCAGGGCGCGTGGATAGATCGCCACGTCCTGCAGGGCACCCGACACCCAATGACTGATCCCGGAATGGGACCCGATCGCTAATGGGTAGGCTGTCGTTCCAACCACCGTCGCCGCGAGCGGCGGAACGACATTCGCCACCGCATCGAGATACATCGCGATCGCGGTTCCGCCGGCGAGGGTCCACACAAGATGGTGCCAGGCGCCATCACTGATCGTTAGGGCACCCTGTGCCGTTGACGTGACGCCTTCCGTAATGTAGTACCACGCCTTCCCACTCGTCATCCCGAACACATACCAGGCGACTTGCGGCTCGAGCACACACAGATCGACGTTACTCGTCGTCTTGATCCAGGCCTCAACGGTCAGTGGTACCTCAAATGGGAAGATCGGGAGGTTGATCCATCCCGTCGTTCCGTTAAACGTCATCGCCTTACTGTCGGCCGTCACGCCAGGCTGATTCAGCGTCACGCCGCCAATGATCGTCCCGTCATACGTCCCCATGAGATCCCTCGCCGTCGTCCCATTCGGATCATCGAGCGGCCAGTACGCGACCGCGCCATCAGCGATCACTTGCGACTGATACGTAACATTGACCGTGACGATCGCCGGCGCCGACAGCACCGAGCCGTACGCATTCGAGACGCGCACCGCATACGTCGCCGTCGCCGTGAGCGGCCCCGTCACGTAAAACTGATCGTCCATGCCGGGCAACTCGACGCCGTCCTCGAACCACTGGTAGAAGAGCGGCACGGCGCCGGAGGCTTCGACCGTGAGCGTCACCGACTCGCCGGCGTCGATCGTCACTGACGCCGGCCCGACGTCGATCGTGGGCGGTACCGCGACCGGCGCCCCGCCTGGCGTCGTGCCGCGGCCCACGACCTCGACCGCCATCACCTGGATCTCGGTGTGCCGCTCGTCGAGGTCGGTCACGCTCTGGACTTGAAACGTCCGCCCCTCGAACTGAATCTGCGTCTCGAGCCCGATCCCCGGATGGTACCGGCCGCGAATGAAGAACGCCGCCAGCCCCTCCATCGCCTGGGTCGCCGCCGGTTGCAGCGCGCAATACCAGGTCGGCGGATCGAGCACCACCGCCGGATGCGCGAGCGTCACCAGATGCCGGTAGGAGCCGATCCCCATCGCTACGCCAGCGCCGGATCGCGGTACATCGCGAGTAGGTTCTGGAGCTCCTTCCAGATGACCGCGTCCGCCCGGTTGGTCTGGCCGGTGAAGTCATCGCCGCGATGTTCGTAGTAGTGGACGGTCAGGAGCAGGATCGCGTGCTTGACGGCCACGGGCGCGGACGCCGGCGTCCACGCCGCATCGGCCGCCGGCCCGAGGTACGCAAGCACGGCCTCCTGCGCCGTCGCCAGCTTCTCGTCGATATCCGCATCGTGCGCGGCATCGGTGATCCGGAGCTGGATCGCTTTGACTTCCGCCGTCGTCCAGAGCGGGCCGGCGAGGGTGACGCGCGAAAAGCTGAGCGTCACGGCTTGGTCTCCTCCGGCGTCTCGATGGCCGCGGGAGCCGGCGTGGGAGGAGCCGGGACGCTCAGGTCGCGCATCGCGAGCGCTTCCAGGGAGTAGTACTGCTGCTGCAAGAACGGCGACTCGCCACCGGGCACGGGGCCGAGGCCGAAGTACTTGAGCCGCGCCTCGTTCGGCGACATCGCGCCGCACGCGATCGCGTCATGCGCCGACTTCGTCCGGGTCGCGTTATCGAGCCAGATCAGGTCGTCGAGATCGAACTCGGTCCCGTACGGCGCCGGGAGTTCGAGGCCGAGATCGAGCGCGCCCTCAATCGCCGTCAGATGCGTCTGGAGACACTGCGAGTGGTATTGGAGCGTGGACGCTTCGTTGTTCGCATACGGCGGCTGCTGGCTGGAATCGACCATCGAGATCGGGACGCCGAAACAGCCGGCGATCGTTTTCGCCGTCCAGCCCGCCTGTTCCGCCCACTGCGACTCTTCCGCCGAGGATCCGACCGCCTCGTACTTCATGCCGTTGCCGACAATGGCGGTCTTGTTTGGGCCGAGCGAGTGCCACGTCTCAGAGAGCCGCTGCGCCGTCTGCGGATCGATCTCGGTCGGCGCGACCAGCATCCCCGAGGGCCGGCCGCCGGCCGAGAAAAACGACGTACTCGCCGCCTGCATCGCCAGCCCCTGACTGGCCGCGCCGCCGCAGGCGTAGAGCGGCGAGAGCCCCACGAGCGGGTGGAACGCGCAGTTCCACCGGTCGTGGATGAGCTCGCGCGCCGGGACGACAAGCGGGCTGCTCGTCGCCGGCAGGCCGGCGAGCTCGTTGGTCTGGAGCTCGTAGTAGACGCTGCCATCGGGGGCGACGAGCGGCTTCACCCGGCAGGGATCGAGCACGTACAGCGAGGTCACGACGCCGCGGGCATCGCGATCCTTGAGGACGTAGGTGTTGCCCCAGAGGAGCTTCGAGATCATCCAGACCTCGAAGAACTGCTGCGGCGTCTGGTACCGGTTCGGTGTCCGCAGCACCGGAGAAAACGCCGGGCTCGTCGTCTCGTGCCAGATCCCGTTGGCATCGACGGCGACGAGCCGCAGCGGCAATTTCCCGATATCGGACGCAATCAAGGACACGCAGCGAAAGACGACCGGGTTCGCCAGCGCCGTCTCCAGCCGGAGCTCCTCGTTCTTCTGCCAGGCGCCGGTATACGGCTCGCGCACGATCGGCATCCACGCGCCGCCGCCCTGGACGGGTGACGACGCGCCGGGCGCGAAGACGGCGCGCAGCGACGACCGGATCGACGCGAGCACGCCCACGGGCTACGACGCCTTGCTGCGCCCGCCGGTCCCCGACAGCATCTCGACGCCGCCGGTCGGCGCCGGCCACGCGGTCGCCGTCAGGTACTTCACCGCGTTCGTGCTTGCCTTCGCCCAGTTGATGAACCGCTCCGCGCGCAGGCCGATCGTGTTGGTCTGCCAGAGCGACACGTACACCGTCGTCGCATCGGCCGGCGAGGCCGGCGCGCTGTCCATCTGGAGCGAGGCTTGCTCGGAGACGTCAATCGTCACGCCGCCGTCGTCGGCGTACAGCACCAGGGACGGCTGGAGCGCGATCACGTTCGTCCCGGCCGCCTGGCTGGTGACGAAGGTGAGCCCCTTGTAACTGCCGCCATTGACGCTGACGCCGGGGAACTCCGGCGATCCGTCGAGGTTCGTGCGGAAGGTGAGCGAGAGCGCATTGGCCGCGCTCATGATGAACGTGACGCCCGCGACGCTGATGTTGTTGGTCGCGAAGTGATTGATCAGCCCCATGATGTCAGCGACCGGATTGGTCGTCGCCGCCGCCGTGGGCGCGCCGTTCGTGATCGAGGCCGGATTGACGCCCGCGACCGCGGCCACGGCGGGATCAATGAACTGGCTATCGAGGAACTGCGCGATCCCCGCGACCATGTCGGCGCGGACGAGCGCCTCCGCGGACGGGTTCGAGAGCATGACGAGCTCTTTGGTCAGCACGATGATGCCGGCGGCCTTCGAGATGTCGAGCGAGGTCGAGGAGAACGCGAGCTTCGTGACCGGCTTCGGCTTCGCCTCCCCGACCCACCCGTATGTGCCGCCGGCCGTCTGCGTGGGGACCTTCGTGTTGAACGGGACGTTCCGCAGGCCGGGGATCTTGCCGAGGATGGTCGCCGGCCGCAGCAGCTCGATGAACTCGTTCGAGATGTTCTGATTGACCAGCGGGCTGGCCCAGGTCGCGTCGGTCACCGTGCCAGGCGCGACCGCGGCCTTGAGGTAGAGCGCGACCTCCGGCGTCGAGTCGTTCCAGCGCCGTTCGGCGTACTCGACCGCGTCGCGGAGATCGCCCTTACAGACCAACTTCGCGCAGGCGGCGCGGATGAACGCGGTCCCGAGCGGCACGTTCGCCTTGACCGAGACCGAGGGATACGTCACCTTCTGCGCCGGCGCCGGCGGCACCGGCACCGCGGCCGTGATCTGGAGTTTCTCGTGCTCGCGCCAGCGGCCGAGGTCGGCGTCAATCGACTTGACCTGGACGGCCAGGCCGTCGTGCTCCTCGGCCTTGTCAGGTTCGAGCGTCGTGTTCTCGCCGGCCGCGGTTTCCATGATCTCGGTCATCGTCGCGGCCAGGGCCGCACGCTTGTTTTCCAGGTTCTGAATGTGTTCGGCCGTGGTCGGTTTCATAGCTGGCGCCCCCTTTGAGCGCGGAAAGGCGAGGGATTTGACCGAGAGGATGGTGGCGTTCGCATTGGCCGGGATGGTGACCAAGCTGACTTCGCAGATTTCGGTTTTGAGGAGTTTGCGGGCGCCGGACGTCAGGTGCTCCACGCGGTTGGTCAGAAAGTGATGCCCAATCGAGACACCGGTGATCAAGCCGGCTTTGATGCATTGCCAGGCCTCATCGACGCGCGACTTGAGTGGGCCGGGCTCGTCAATCGTCGGGATGGTGGCGTCGAACAAGATGCCGGCCGGGGTGACCGTTAGGATGGCGCGACCGACAGGCTGTCGTTGGTCGTGATGCCAGAGCAGCGGCACTGGATTCCGAAACGTCACGCCGGCCAGGTCGATGATCTCGCCCTGGCGATCGAGCTCTGGCGTGGAAGCAATACCAGAAAAACTACGGCGCGCGGGTTCGACGGACTTGATTTCGAGCAGGCTGTACGCGCGATCCACGGCGAGTTATGGAAGCACCCGCTTCCACAACTCGCCTATTTTTCAGTGCAAAAACGGGCTTACGTCACCGGCCACGGGATCATCGAGGCGGCCAGAAACGTCAACCCGGCGGCGATCAGCCGCTGTTGGTGCGGAGCCGCGAGGGGAATCGCCGCGAGCGCGAAACAGACGAGCGCGAACACAAGGAGCACAAGTCGAATCACTGGGCACCTTCCTTTGGGTGTGACAGGACAGGTCACACCTTCGTCTTGCTGCGACACGCCTCCTCGACCATGCGGCGCAGCCACCCGGCTACCGGGAGCTTGGCCCGCTCCGCTTCTTTCACCATCAGGTCATATTGCTTGGACGGGAGGCGGAAATTGGCGTTGACGGACGGATCCGCCGCATCGATCCGCGGCCGGCCTCGGGGCTTCATCCGACCACCAGCATCTGGTAACTCGGGGCCACCGTCTTCGCCTGCCGGTTCATGAGATCCACGGCCATGATGAGCGCCACCACGCCGTCGATGCGTTCGGTGGATTTGGTTTTGGATGGCTTCAGGTTGCCCGCTGGGTCGCCCTCGACGGCGACGTTGCTGACACACCACCGGAGCACCGGATGCCCGTCCTGCCGCAGCCGGCGGCCGAGAATCGCCTGCTCCAGCGACTTGGTCGGCGCCGAGAGCGACGCGAAGCCCTGGCGCATCGAGACACAGAGTAAGCCGTCCTGCTGCTGGAGCCGCGTGACCAGGTCGGTCGCGTTCCACGGGTCGAAGCCGATCTGCTGGAGGCTGAACTCGGCGGCCCACGCCTGCAGCACCGTGCGGATCGCCTCGTAGTCCACGACCGATCCCGTCGTCGCCGTGATCACACCCTGCCGCGACCACTCGTCATACGGGACGTGGTCCCGGCGGCTGCGCTCGCTGATCCGCGCGGCCGGCACGAAGAACTGCGCCAGCACGTCGAATCCGGTCTCGTCCGGGAAGACGGCGACGAGCGCCGTCAGGTCGGTCGTCGTGCTCAAGTCCATCCCGACGTAGCACCGCCGGCCCTTCAGGTCGGCACGCGGCGTCAGGCAAGCGTCCCACGTCGGCATCTGGATCCAGCGCGACGCCTGCTCCGTCCACTGGTTTAAGTACAGCCGGCGGAAATTGTTCTCCTGGGCGGGGATCTCCTTCGCCCGCGCCGCCATGGTCTGCATCTCCTCGAGCGACCGAAAATCTCCGAGCGCCGGGTTCGCCTTCTGCCAGACGCGCCGCTTCGTCCAGTCGGCATCGGCGGGCGCCTCGTAGAGGATCGGCAGAAACGACGGATCGATCTCAGGCTTCTCCTGGACCTTCTTCGCGTGGGAATAGAGCTCCCAGAGAATCGAATGGCGATCGTAGCCGGCCGTGGAAATCACGAGCAGGAGCGGTTGTTTCCGCGCCGCCATCGACGTGGAGAGCACGTCATACAGCCGGCGGTCGGGCGCCGCGTGGAGCTCGTCGTAAATGACCATCGAGGCGTTGAAGCCGTGCTTACTGTACGCCTCCGCCGAGATCGCGCGGTAAAAGCTGCCCGATGCCTGATGGTGGATCTTCTTCTGAGACTCGACCACGTAACAGCCGGCATAGAGCGCCGCGTCGTTCCGGAGCATCTGGCTGGCCACGCCGAAGACCAGGCCGGCCTGGTCCCGATCCGCGGCGGCCGAGTACACTTCGGCGCCGGTTTCCCCATCGGCGAGTAAGCCGTACAGCGCAATCGCCGCGGCGAGCTCGGTCTTACCGTTCTTTCTGGGCAGCATCAAGAGGCAGGTTCGGTACTGGCGTAGTCCGTCGCGCCGCTTCTTGAAAATCTGTTTGATGATCCGGAGTTGCCAGGGTCGGAGGTGGAACGTCTGGCCGGCGAAGGATCCCTTGGTATGCGTGAGCGCGTTGATGAACGCGATCGGATCTTGCGGGGGTGCGGCGGTCGCCGTCACGCCCGCGTCCCGCCGGGGCGCGTTCCGGTTCCAGGCCTCGACGCGCTGGGGTTTCTTCGGCGTCTCTAAGGTATTAGGCATCAGTCACATAGGCTCAAGATGCACGTCGG